GGGATGCACTGGAAGACACTTCTGTATTTGATAGCATCCAGGACTCTATATCTGGAATAAAAGAACGCCTAACTAATATCTTTACAGCTCCAGAAGTTGTGCAGGCTGCTAATAGTTTTGCAGACACATTAGCATATAATCTTGGGGCAATAGCCGGTTCGGTTGCATCTATTGGACTTACCATTGCGGATAATTTGCTGGGCGGTATTGATTTATACCTGCAGCAGAATTCTGGCCGGATAAAAGATTTTTTAATATCGATGTTTGATATAAGCGCCGATATTGCTGAGATATCCGGAAATTTTTCAATAGCTGTTGCGGATATTTTTACAGTATTTCGGAGTGATACAGCAAAGCAGATTACTGTAGATCTGATTAAGGTTTTCTCTGATGCTTTCATGGGAGTGCAGGAACTGTCTCTTGCCTTTTCGCGTGATGTTCTGGCAATGATAACAGAGCCGATCACGCGCAATGTCGATAATATAAAAAGCACGCTCAATGGGCTTTTAGGCGTAGTGCAAACCATCACGGGAAGTATTGCAGACACGTTTGAATACTTTGTTGATGGAGTCTTACAGCTGTATGACGAGCATATCAGTCCACTGATTCAAAACTTTACAGACGGCTTATCCGAAATTGTAGATACGGTTTTAAGCGCATTCAACACTTATATCTTGCCGGTTCTGCAGGATGCAGCAGACCGGTTTGCTGAATTTAATGATAGTTCGATAAAACCTTTGATAGATGCATTTCTGGATTTT